TAACTGCAGATTATCCGTTATCTACATCTGTAAATCTTTATGGGGAAGTATCCTCAGACGATAGCTTTACATTTGGTGACGTTAAGTTAGGCGCTACTGTAAAGTTCTAATGTCTTTAATATCTCACCTTCCCTTACCTAACATGCCATTCCAGACACATGTAAATATTGTGTTTGAGAATGGTGTGGGAGAGCCTGTAAAAAAAGATGTAGATACAAAAGAACCTAACAAGATTACTCCTGATACACCAGTAGAAGATCTTAAGATAGTGAATCAGATGTATGCCTACAATCCTAATCCAAATAAACTACGAACTCCTGATGGACAGATCGTAGACTTTATTATAGCCTAGATAGGAATTACTAATGCCTAAAACAGAAACATCTCGTGCTGATCAAAAGGTAAAGCAGTTACGAAAGCGTATATCAAATTTAGCACCTGTACATAAGCGTAAATTATTAAAAGAAAACACTGTCAGTAATGTTATTGAAGGTTTAAGGGCTACAGGTACTGCAGCTAAATCTGCTTGGAACTCTAAAAAGGTAAGTGCTCTTGAGGCTAAGATAGTTAAATTAGAAGCAGCTAAAGAAGAAGCTCGCCAGTTGAAAGAAACAAAAGCGTTTAACAAGGGTAAGCCTTTTGCGGAATACCACGGTAAATCTGCTAAGCTATTAAAAAAAGCTAATGCAAAAAAATAATAATTACTTATAGGAGAAGCGCATGAATAAGAAAATGAATAAAGGAATGGCCGCATTAAAAAAAGAAGCACCAGCAGTAGCAGCAAAGATGGGCTACAAGTATGGTGGCATGGCTAAGAAAAAATCGGGTTATAACAAAGGTGGTATGGCTAACTGCGGTGCTTCTATGAAAGCTACACAGGGGAATAAATAATGGCTAGTTATAAAGATTATAAAAGTATCTCTGCTGCACGAAAAGCAGGATCTATGTACTACACAGATAAGAATGGTAAGAAAGCTTTAGCTGTAACCAAAGAAACACTAGATGCTTGGAAAAAGAAAAACAAGGGTAAGTTTAAAGGTTCTGCTTTAACTGCTTGGGCTAATGCTAAAGGTAAGAACATTGGTGCCTCTGCTGGTACAGCCCCACCTAAGAAACCTTCTGTTCCCGGTGCAAAGCGTCCACCTAAACGTCCTGTAGATCCACGTTCACAGCGTCCTAAACAGCCTAAAGGTGCACCAACTCTTAGAGAAAGAAACCCTGTAGAGACAGATTATCTTCTTCCGGGTACAGATAAAACTCTTAAAGATGTCTTTACTAAAGCAGAGATTGATGCAGCTTCTAAACGTGCACGAAAGCAGTTGGGTACGGATGCTAAGCCTTACACCAAACCTGTTCCGGGTAAAGCTATTTACGATGCTATTAAAGAACGCACAAGTGTTTCTGAAATTAAAGCACGGGCAAAGCGGGAATCAGAGAAGCGGTCACGTTATAAGCGTGGTGCGAGTGCTGGATAAATGCCTGATCTAACTAATTCAAAGTTTCATACGCAAGGGTACACTATTGCATCTACTTCGGCAGATGCTAGTGCTACCGTTGTGTATACTTGCCCTGCTAACTTCAGTTCTATTACTAGGTATCTACACATTAGTAACAGTTCTAATTCTACTAAGAAAGTGTTTGTACAGTTTTACCATGCTGACGACAACGAATATCACTATATAGCTAATGGACTTAGTATGGCAGGACACTCTGTAACTAATTTAGTTAATGGTGGATACTTTAACCTACACTCAGGCGATAAAATTTTAGTGTACGGTGAAACTACTAACACTATGGAAGTACTTGTTTCAGTAGAGGAATACTTTGACCCTGCAAGGAGAGCATAACGGGGTTGCAATCTTATCTATAGTATGATATAACTAAATATGGTAAAACTATTCCTGCACAAGACAAAAGGAGTAGTGCTATGTTTAAGAATATCTTAAAGAAGTTTCAAGAAAATCAACAACGAAGAGCAGACTATTGGATACTCATGAATCTGAGTGACAAAGAACTGCATGATATGGGGATCAGTAGAGGTGAAATCAGGCAAAAAGTCTACGGTTAATGCAGCGGGTAATTATACTAAGCCTAGTATGCGTAAGCGCCTCGTTGCTTCCGTCAAAGCTGGCGGGAAAGGTGGAGCACCCGGACAATGGAGCGCCCGCAAAGCACAGATGGTTGCAAAGCAATATAAAGCTAAAGGTGGAGGATACAAGTCGTGAAAGTAGATGCACCTAAAGGTTATCATTGGATGAAGCAGAAAGATGGTGGCCTAAAGCTAATGAAACATAAAGATAAGTTTGTACCTCATAAGGGTGCATCTCTTACTGCTAACTTTCCTGTACAAAAGAAACACGATGCCAAAAAGTAAAAGTCAAAAGAGCCTGACCAGTTGGACCAAGCAGAAGTGGAGAACCAAAAGTGGTAAGCCATCGACGCAGGGTCCAAAGGCTACAGGTGAAAGGTATTTACCTGAGAAGGCTATTAAGTCTCTTAGTGCTTCTGAGTATGCCGCTACATCACGAGCAAAACGAAAAGGCACTAAGGCGGGTAAGCAGTTTGTGGCTCAGCCTAAAAAAGTTAGAGCCAAAGTAAAACCGCATAGGAAGATAACATGACTCGTACACTTACAGAGAATCAACAAAGATTTATGGAAGTTCTCTTTGAAGAGGCTTCGGGTGATGTGGTACGTGCTAAGAAGTTAGCGGGTTACAGTGAGAATACTCCTACTCGTATGATTGTTGAATCTTTAAAGGATGAGATATTTGACGCAACTAAAACGTATATGTCTCGCTTGGGTCCTAAAGCGGCTTTTGCTTATTCAAGTGCTTTGGATGATCCTACCCAGTTAGGGATTAAGGAAAAGATGGTAGCTGCAGGTCAAGTATTAGATCGTGCTGGTGTTGTTAAGACAGAGCGTGTTTCTGTAGAAAGCTCTGGTGGTCTGTTTATTCTACCGCCTAAAGAAAGTGACGATGGCTAAGTACACTAAGAAGGAAGACTTAGGTTATTGGATGTTACCTAAGCCTGACTTTAAGAAAAGACAATGGGAAAAGATCCCTAGATTAACTAAACAATATGTTCCCTTCGGTTATGAGATAGACCCTGAAGACGATTCTTGGTTGATTCCTATAGTTAAAGAACTAGAACTATTAGAGCTTGCAAAGAAACATATAAAGCAGTATAGTTATAGAGAAGTATCTGCATGGTTATCCACTCAGTCTGGTAGATACATTTCTCATATGGGATTAAAGAAGAGAATAGATGTCGAAAGAAGACGTAAATCAGTTGCTCAAATTAAGCGCAAGCTTGCCCAAAGGTACAAAAAAGCGATCCAGCAGTACGAAACGCTTGAAAAAGAAAGGGTCGGCTACCACACCTACACCCAAGAGTAAGGCTGAGTCTGCACAGGAAACAGTACCTGCAACAGTAATATCAGCGCCTTATGACGAAGAGGTAGCACAGAACGTAGTATTTAAGCCTAATCCCGGCCCTCAGACACAGTACTTAGCTTCAAGTGAACGTGAGGTCTTGTATGGTGGGGCAGCAGGTGGTGGTAAGAGTTACGCAACTCTAGCTGATCCTTTACGTAGTTTGAATGACCCTGACTTTAGTGGGTTACTTGTACGTCACACAACAGAAGAGTTGCGTGAGCTTATACAAAAAAGTCAGGAACTTTATCCTAAAGCTATTCCGGGGATCAAGTGGTCTGAACGTAAGAGTCAATGGACTACACCTAGAGGTGGCAAGCTTTGGATGTCTTATCTAGATAGAGATACTGATGTTATGCGGTATCAAGGTCAGGCATTTAACTACATAGCATTTGACGAACTTACTCAGTGGTCTAGTCCTTTTGCGTGGGATTATATGCGCTCACGTTTGCGTACAGCTTCGCCTAACTTGAGCTTGTACATGAGAGCAACAACTAACCCCGGCGGTAGCGGCCACTCATGGGTCAAGAAGATGTTCATTGATCCTGCTAAGCCTAATACACCTTTTTGGGCTACTAATATAGAAACAGGTAATAGGCTAGAGTTTCCTAGAGGTCACTCCAAAGAAGGTGAGCCTTTATTTAAAAGACGATTTATTCCTGCCAGTTTGTTTGATAACCCTTACTTAGCTGACAGCGGTGACTACGAGGCAATGCTTTTATCTTTGCCTGATCATCAGAGAAAGCAATTACTAGAAGGTGACTGGGATGTAAATGAAGGAGCAGCGTTTCCTGAGTTTAATAGAAAAGTACATGTAGTAGATAGCTACGATATACCTAGAAGCTGGACTAAGTTTAGATCATGTGACTACGGTTATGGAAGTTGGACAGGAGTTTTATGGTTTGCGGTAACTCCTTCAGAGCAACTAGTAGTGTACAGAGAGATGTACGTAACTAAAGTCACAGCTACAGATTTAGCTGATATGATACTAGAAGCAGAAGAAGATGATGGAACTATAAGATACGGCGTACTTGACTCGTCCCTCTGGCATAAAAGAGGTGATACTGGCCCGTCACTTGCAGAACAGATGAACATGAAGGGATGTCGCTGGAGGCCCTCAGATCGTTCTCGTGGTTCAAGGGTAGCAGGTAAGAACGAGATACATCGCCGTTTGCAGGTGGATGAGTTCACTGAAGAATCCCAACTCGTGTTCTTTTCCACCTGCACTCATACTATAGCGCAGATACCTAGTATTCCTCTAGATAAAAGAAACCCAGAGGATGTAGATACAAACGCAGAAGATCACTTGTATGATGCTTTGCGGTACGGTATAATGACACGCCCAAGAAGTTCCTTATGGGATTATAATCCTGCAACATCACGATCAGGCTTTCAAGCATCTGATCCAACATTTGGATATTAAGTATGGACCCTAAAGATTTTGACGATACCTACGAGGAAAACATTGAATCCTCTGACTCTTCTTTTATTAAGGATGTATCAAACGCTGATGCACTTTTTGACGAGAAGGTAGGAACTATTACTGGTTTCGTTAGCGAGCGTTACAAAAAAGCGGAGGATGCTCGTCTTGTAGATGAAGAGCGTTGGATGCGGGCTTACCGTAACTACCGTGGTATGTACAGTTCAGATGTACAATTTACAGAAGCTGAGCGTTCTCGTATCTTTGTTAAGGTAACTAAGACTAAAACTTTAGCAGCTTACGGACAAGTAATTGACGTACTGTTTGGTAATTCTAAGTTTCCTATTAGCGTAGATCCTACTACTTTACCTGAAGGTGTTGTTGAGTCTGTACACTTTGACGCTAATCCGCAAGCAGAGCAAGGTAAAGACGAACTTACTTCTGCATTTGAGCCTATGAAAACACCTTTCACAGGTGATGAAAAGCTTCAGCCCGGCGAGACTTTAAACGACTTACAAGAGCGTTTAGCAGGTATGAAGAATAAACTGGCTCCTGTACAAGAGAAGCTTGTTGAGGGTTCGGGTACGTTACCTACTAGTGTTACTTTCTTTCCTGCACAAGTGGCAGCTAAGAAGATGCAAAAGAAAATTCATGATCAACTAGAAGAAAGCGGAGCCAATAAACAGCTTCGCCTTAGTTCTTTTGAACTAGCTCTTTTTGGTACAGGTATTATGAAAGGACCTTTTGCTGTCAATAAAGAATATTCTAATTGGAATGAAGAAGGTGAGTATACGCCTGTAATTAAAACAGTACCTTCTACAAGTCATGTTTCTATCTGGAACTTCTATCCTGATCCTGATGCAGCAAACATGGATGAAGCAGAGTATATTGTTGAGCGTCATAAGATGTCTCGCTCACAACTACGTGCTCTCAAGGGGCGTCCCTTCTTCCGTGACAATGCTATCGACATCTCGCTTAACTTGGGTGAGTCCTACGACAAGAAGTGGTGGGAACAGGAGATGGAAGATGATAAGCAAAGCAGTAAAGCAGAACGCTATGAAGTGTTTGAGTTCTGGGGTTTTGTTGATAAAGAAGTACTAAAAGGGTATGACATAGATATCCCTAAAGAGTTAAAAGATTCAGATCAACTTAACGTAAACATTTGGGTATGTAACGGACAAGTACTACGTTTGGTTATGAATCCATTTAAACCTGCACTGATTCCTTACTATGCTGTACCCTACGAAGTTAATCCTTACTCATTCTTTGGGGTAGGTATTGCGGAGAATATGGATGACACACAGACCCTTATGAATGGGTTTATGCGTATGGCGGTAGATAACGCAGTACTTTCGGGTAACTTGTTGATCGAAGTTGACGAGACTAACTTAGTACCGGGACAGGATATGTCTGTGTACCCGGGCAAGGTGTTTCGGAGACAGGGGGGTGCCCCGGGTCAAGGCATTTTTGGGACCAAGTTTCCGAATGTCGCTGGCGAGAACATGCAACTATTTGATAAAGCAAGAGTATTAGCAGATGAGTCAACTGGATTCCCATCTTTCGCACATGGTCAAACAGGCGTTACGGGTGTTGGTCGTACTGCTAGTGGCATTAGCATGCTTATGGGTGCAGCCAACGGCTCTATACGGAATGTAATCAAGAACGTAGATGACTATCTGCTTAGCCCTTTAGGTAAAGCTTTCTTTAATTTCAACATGCAGTTTGATTATGATCCTGAAATTAGAGGTGACTTAGAAGTAAAATCTCAGGGTACTGAAAGCTTAATGGCTAATGAAGTACGCTCACAACGCTTGATGCAGTTCTTGCAAGTTGCACAGAACCCAACACTAGCACCGTTTGCTAAGATGGATTACATAATTCGTGAGATTGCTATCAGCATGGATCTGGACCCAGATAAGGTTACTAACTCTATGCAAGACGCAGCTATCCAAGCAGAGATCCTAAAGGGGTTCACAGCGCCTCAACAGCCGCCGCAAGGGGTGCCTAGCCCAGAAGGTGGAGAGGCTCCTCAAGGCGCTCCTCAAGCGGCCCCTGAAGGTGCACCACCACAGGGCGCAGCAGATATGAGTGGCGGTGGCGGTGGTAACATTGGTATCGGTGGTGCAGCAGCGCCGGGTGAACAAGGCTTTAGCGGGAACGTACAGTAATGTCATCAATCAGTAGGCTTATATCTAAAGAACTTAGGAATGCATTTAACATGCCTTCGGGCGCTATTGATAATCCTAAGTATAATCCTCTGTTTAAAGAAGGTAAAAGAGATCCTGTAAAGCTGTCTGAAGAGGATGAAAAACTTACTTGGGATATGGTTGGTTTAGAAGATACTGTAGTTGCAGAATTTTATAGTCCTTTAGAATCCGCTATACAGGAAGCACCTATAGGTAAAAAGGGTACTAAAGGTCAGAACATAGAAGCGTTTGTGCGTAAACGTGCACCTAAAGTTTCTCAAGGAGAATTAGACTTTAGGCAGTTTGGATTAGAACCTGAAGAAAAGTATACTAAGGATGTGATAAGCGGAGCTTTTGAATTAGATCCTCTAAAGATACAAGCTTTAAAAAAAGCACCTAAATATAGAGGTACGCAAAGACAGACAGACCTAGAAGATTTAGATATAGGTTATCAGGAAATAGGCATTGATGTTATACAAAAAGACTTAGGTTTAATGACGCATCATGGACCTTCTACACTAGCACATGCTAGGTATAGCTATAGACAAGAAACTCCTTTGTATAAAACAGAGGCAGAAAAACTTTCTAATGTAAGATTCGATGAAGATGCTGATTATCTTTTAATAGAAGAACTTCAATCTGATGTAATTCAAAAAATGGTAGACAACCCTGAAAAAGCTAAAGCAGAATCTATACAAAAATATAGAAA